TGGTAAAAATTAAAAAAGTTATTTTAGTAGCTGGTAAATGCGGGGCTAGAATGGATTTTGTTGCTGGGTGGTTAGGCACCTTGCCGCTATTTCTCGATAATGAGTGGCATATAGATCCATTGACCGGACAGAGTTACGGATTCATGCGACACACTAAAATGCTCGATTCCAAAAAAATTGACAGCTTTTCAAATTTATTTAGAGGGCATTTTATTATAGATCCAGCAGCAGAGTTATGTTATGCGGGTTCGTTGCATGCTGCTAGACCTGACAACATCCAGGATGCAGTTAATTCTGGACAAGCCGAACTTTTAATAATAGATACATCCGCCGAACTCGTTAGTAATATCTACTGGGAGTGTATGGTTAAAACATTCCTATCGCAACTCAGAACTCGGCAAGCAATTAATCTTTGGAATAGGCCCTGGCAAATTGATCTTACAATTAATAAAAACGGTATGATACCAAATATTAATGACGTTGGTATAACAAACTCAGATCGTATTGCGCTAGTTAAACAACAGTTACACAAAGAAATAACTATACACTATAGCACCAGTATGCCGATCATCGATATGCCGCATAAGAAAGTAGACTATAATCTATTATTTCAGCCAGGTGGTAGTAAATATCTTTGTAATACGTTGGGTCTCCCGGACGTCAACGAGAGATATCATAATTTCTGGGACCAACAGTTACCGCTATCAAAAAGTCCCGATTCTCTTGTTGTTCGGGGAGAGACATGGAACAAAGCAGACTACTTTAATGATTAAGCAAATTCATGTGTAGTGTTACCAGCATTGCGTAGGAAAGTGCATGTGCCTTCTTAAAGGTGTACCCCCGACTATCATCCCCGTTCCAGACTGATTCGAACACTTCTGCCCAGGGACAGTTTTGCAAGTGTGCTTTGCCTGGGCGAATAATTGAGATAAACGCAGCCATCTTGGGTATAGAGTCTGGACGCATCGACGCTAGCAAATCTGCATAGTTTCCCACGTGAACCAACTGCTTGGCCCAAGCTATGTCATTCCAGATTCGATCCCACGGAGGGGCGGCTGCTAGCATAGTTGCATAGTGATCAGGATTTTGAATCAGTTGGTACACACTCATGTTCAAGAAGTCAATCTTAAAATACCCACGCTGGTCGGCTGCGGTGTAATCAATTGCAGCACATCCATGCACCGGATCTACAGGAATATCTGTAACATACACACCCGAATTGTGCTTACGCACTGTGTTGTCTACCCGTTGCATAGCTGGGATATGATCAATCAACTTTAGCACTAGTGATCGATCTGCAAAATCGATATCAATGTCTGCACTCATCTCCTACCAGCCTGCTTGTTTTAAAATTTCCCGAGCATAGTCGCGATCTTCTGGATGGTTTCGAAGTCGTTGGCTCCAGGCGTCAGTCTCGACCATAGGCCAAATCATAGTCAACTGCTCAGAGTTAAGTCGTGCCAATAGCTCATGTCCAGAATCACAGTTGTACACAGCCCAAGCCGATACCCGGCCGGTCGAGATTGCATAGCATAGTGTATTAGCGTTGCCATAACGAAGATAGTCGTGTGCTGCGTTACTAGTTTTTTCCTGCCAATCGATACTGGATTCAATTGATCGGGCTAGTGCGTCTCCCACCGATTCAGTGCGCAGGTACTCCATCAAGTATTCATAGTATACAGATTCATGACACCAGTGATCAATCTTTTTATTTTTCTTAACCACCCAGTTAACAAACTGCGGCACATTGACAGCTCGGATCTCTTGACAGTAACGGCCAAATTTAACAAATGCCCGGTAGTAGGGACTGGCGGCAAAATCCTTGAACGTTTTGTTCTTTGCTGTGCCTTGTGTAATCTCGTAAAATCTCAAGTACGCCTGGAGGGCAATCGTGACACCTACTTCGTCCCGCTCAAGATAGCGACGTTTGGATTCACACACATGTGTGGCCAAGCTTGGTTCCCGCTTAAACGCACGGGCACAATGGTTGCAAGTGTATTCAGTCTTTGTCAGTGTAGCCGTGTTCACGCAAATACTCTTTCAAATCTTTCTTGTTGATGAGTTTGGATAGTGTGTCAATATCCGATAGCTTAGTGGTGGGCATGAGCTCCATGAGAGTTTTCTTGATCTCATTGGATCCTGCTTCCTTCTTCTTGGGCGATATCCACTGATGCCGGTGTGTGCCCATGCCCGGACTCACAGATGTGGCACACAACCACTGTAGCCGGGGGTGACGGTTTATAGCAAAGAAGTGCTTGTTAAGACGCTCGTTACATGAGATTAGATAAAACTCTTGCAGTTCTCGACTACCATGCACCGCTGATCCCCATCGTATCATAAGATAGTTGGAGAATTTTTTACGTTCCTCATCGGTGAGACTGTTATAAAATTCTCGATCCTTGAGATCGAAACAATTCATCTCATTTTGAATGCTAAGTTTATCCACGACGTATGCTGTTGATTGCGCTAGTTGCTTCGTCAAGTTGATTTTGCATGCGGCGCATTTCGCGTTGCATGATAGCGATAGTTCGAGTTTGATCTTGTAGTCGTTGATCTAATAGATCAATCTTCGAGCCAACAAGTTTTTGCTCAGGTGCCTGCTGCAGGGCATCAACTTTGGGTCCACTTTTTTCGTATTGTTCCATACTACCATGCCTTGTCATATTGTACAACTTCACAGTTTCGACTGATGTCTTTTACAAAGTACACGCATCGAGGTTTCGGGCCATCGTCAATTGGCACCGACAAAATTTGCCCATTTTTAAGCTTGGGAGCATACCAAGTAACTTCATGATAAACATCTACAATCTCAATATCAGGAAAGCTAGGCCTAAAACTACTTAGCGGGTTAAACTCAAATGCCTTAAACCCACGATCATTGATACTGGTTAACGGTAGCATTTCTAAGTCGCCCAGGTCCGGCTCCCCTATTAGGATTTGCCAGTCTACAGGCATTTTAATAGTCTTGTCCCCAATGCGTAACACCAGTGCAGGGGCGCTAAAGCTTTCTAAAAAAATCAACGGAATATAATAGTAGTCAGGACTGTTAGGATCTGAATTGTCTAAGATAGCAAAACGCATGTCGTCGACTTCATCTGGCAAGGTGTCCAAGTCGTAATGCTGATTCTCAAGGGTTAGGATTCTCATGTTTTTATTATACACATATGTTAGCAAAAAGTCAACAGTGATCTATCATATGTTCTAAATGCCGTTGCATGGCAGAGATCCAGCAATCGTATAACTTCCGGATCTTAGCACTATCAAAATCATCAAATCCAAGTTGGGTATACAACATTTCTATATGTAATCGGTATTGCTCCCAGCCTAGGTACCAATTGGCATCCCACTGGTGGTGCCAATTGGTTGCTCCTAGTAATGATTGATACTCAAAGGCCAGTGATTCTATAATAGACATCGGCTGTAACATTAGAGATTCAATTGACTTAATCTGCTCGGCAATCTGTCGGTATTCGGATTTTTGAAATTCTAGAATAGTGAACGGTGGCCGCACTGGCCAATCAGCTTGCTTGTGACTTTTCCACCAATTTTTAAGAGCCCGTACTCGATTCCTTAACTGATTTTGAAAAGGCAACCAGCGATATTTTAGTATAAAATCTTGACAGTTTGTAAAATGTATTACCCTGGCGTTTGGCCATATTTTTAATACACGGGTCAAGTGCATAGAGTCATGTGCCACCAGAAAGAAATATTTTTGTTGCGTGATTAATTTAGTAATTACACTGTAATATTCTTGATCAGTTGGTGAACCCGGTGAATGATCGACTCCCAAAAGCTCAACGCAGCCTAATCCGATGTCCTTCCATACATTATGTATTGAATCATATCGATCACATAGCAGATCCAATTTTTCGTTGCTACTAAGTTCAGTTAAATCACAATGTTGTAATACTGCTTGTTGACTTAATGCCAAACTGTTTATTAGAAATTTACCACCCGTCTGAGGAGGATAAGCAACAACAATTATTCTATCTGTCGCAAATTGTTCCGAGGTTAACATCACCATTCTAGTTTTTCCTGCGTATATGGATAGTTGGCCTCTTTATAAAATACCTTACGCTTAGTTAAGTGTCGTTTAGCAAATTTACAGGTGGATGTTATATCCCAAATTTGAACATGATCCTTGTCCTCTGCCTTGCGTATACCACGACCGATGCTTTGTATAACTCGAACAAAACTCTTGCCCGGTTCTAACATGACTAGATTAAAAATACGCGGAATATTAATACCCACAGCGGCAACTCCGTATGTGGCTACAATGATCTTACCAGTTGATTCGGCCACTTCGTCATACTCATCCTGACGATCTTTTGCCTTGGTTGCACCTGATACAAATACTGCACTCTCTCCTAACCTCTCAACTAATGCTTTCCCGGCGGCCACTCGGTCCACAAGCACCAGTGTGTTGCCAGTCTCATTAACACGAGCAACCAAGGTAGCAATTGTATCAAGTCTGCCTGGTTCCTCTAGCAAGTATTTAAGTTCGGCTTGGTATTCTTTAAACTCCACATGATCCACTAACTGTACTACGTTTACATGACATTGTGCTAGTACGCCACGTTCCTGCAACTCACTAGCTGCAAGACGGCTCACTACTGGTCCTAGGCTTACATGTAGGGCTTGGAATTCAAATGCTTCCTTGGGTACCGTACCGGTAAGTCCCCAACGAATTGGGATCTGGCTCATTACGCCTGTGAGCAGGGTCTTGAGTGCATCAGCTTTGGCCATATGCACTTCGTCGACCATGACACACACCACGCCTTCAATAAAGTCTTGTATGGTACAGTCGGCGGTGCCCGATCGGGTGTTTTTCAATAGAACATTAAGGCTTTGCCAAGTACAAATAGTGTGCTGATGCCCAAACTCCTTCCGATCCCCAAAGTATACACCAACATCTAATCCAATATTGATGTAATCCTTCTCGGTCTGCGTTACAAGACTCTTGTTTGGTACAATAACAATGCTACGGCCGTACGGACCGACCAAACAACTTAACGCAGCAGTCATGATAGTCTTGCCAGCACCAGTAGCAACTTCCTGGATGCATTGCGGGTTACTAAGAAAGTTGTTGATGATCTCAACTTGGTAATCTCGCAGCTGAATCGGCACTCCGGCCTGCGGATGGCCTTTTGGCCAGCAACGGTCTTTAAATGTATCTTCGGTAGCTAACGTAAACTCAAACGTTCTAGCATACTCTCGTTGATCGTCGAGTCCGATTTCATAGTTGTAATCTTCAAGTATAGGAAGAATCTCGGGTAGTAAATTAGTATAGGTGCTACCGCCAAGTTGGAAATAGCTAACTTTGCCATCCCACCGGCCTAATCTCACTGCCGGTAGATATCGTGCATACGGAACATCATATTTGAACTTTTTAACTAGTGCTTTACGGGCATCAAGGTCAAGTCCCTCTATCTTGATGTTAACTTCGTCTTTAATTTGTATTACGCATTGTTTCATCAATTAGCCATTTTGAATATAGTCTCTCACCACTTACCGGAATGTTTAACTTGTTAAGATCGTCGATTGCATATCCAGCAACAATTCTATCTAATAATAACACATCACTGGTATAATCAGCAATCATATTACCAAAGTCTATCATCATTTGAGCACATTGATCAATGGTTTCCAGGCCGCATGATCGACACATTTCTTCCCATACTTGAAGGCGATGCAATGCTTTAAATCGATTGGCCGCCCATAACGCTGTTGGCATATCACGACACTGTATTCCTAAAATATTGTGTTGTTTTAATCGGTGATATTCAAAATCATGACTTGGCAAACTACGCCAAGTGCTACTAGCAATATATTGATCTTTCTCTTCCGACGAAGAAAACAAATGTGGTTTTTTTAAACGCTGTCTATCCGATGATAGTTCTTGATCATCGATTAGTCTAGCAATAATATCCCCACAGGTACCCCCTGTGTAGCAAACAATATTCATACTATAACTTAGTATTGCAGAAACAAAAAGCTAAAAAAATGAGGTGTGATAGGATTGTTGCGTTCCAACTCAATGAGAGAAAATGTCAACATAGTGTTTTATATAGCAGATGATTGTTAAAGTTAAAAAGGTAAGTGTCTGTTTTTAGGGTAATTAAATTAAACCTAGAAATCGTTTGTTCGCCCGCAATATAAACCCTGTATGCTTAAATTCCATGTACAATGATAGGTAACCTACAATGTCACGGTAGTCGTCACCATCTTTCCCATTGTAATCCCATCGATAGAATCCATGCCACCTGGTGGCCCGGTAGGTATCGGCTGTAATGCACTCAAGTAAGTCTTGGCTAACTAAGTTAGCAGGGCACTGGTACCGCGATTGAATCCAGTCACACAAAGGTATTAAGAATTTTGTCGGTTCAAAAAATGCCACTGCCGGGAAATAATGAGCAATGTAAATGCGTCTATTGTAATACGGAACTAAACAACCTAAGTTCTCGTCAGTTTGCACCTGCTGCCAGGCGTGAACAACCGGATCCAGCAGTAGTGTCAGTGGCAGGAAATCTTGGTAGATACTTCGTATGAACTGCCCCAATGGCACTCCAGTTTGCTCAAGCCAGGCTCGAGTTCGAGATAGCGCGCCACCCTGTACAAAGACTTTGTACAGACTAGTTGCCAGTAGCATTTCTAAATAATTATCTACAGTATAGCTAGATGCCGATACAACAATCTCTTTAAGATTTGATGTATTCGCATCTGCCCACCATTCAACTTTTTTAGTTACAACCCCAATGTCATGCTGTCGACGATATTCTCGACTATATGCAGGAGCTTCGGGAAGTAGCTCCCAGGGATACCAACGTGCTGACAAATTGTGGGATCCAAAAATATCAAGTTCATGATAAAAACGATTCAAGTTCATACCCGGCAGGCCCAAGATCATCTCTACATAGATAGGCGGGTTAGTTACACCAGGTATACTACGAAATAATTCAATTTGTTTATCCAAGCTGACATTTATTCGATCGATGTTCTTTAGGACTTCGGCATCAAGGCTTTGCATACTAATCTTAATGTCTCCCATATGGGAAAGATCGTGACGTATGTTTATAGCAAGAATGTCACGTATATGGCTCAGGCGATTCTCAGTTTTAGCAAATCCTCCATAGCCAAGCTTGAAAGTCTGCGTGGTTTGGTATCGGCGGTCTGCAAGGTACTGCATAATGTCAACATCTCGTTGCCCGAAAATACCAAGATTAGCATCAGATATAAACACATAATCGAGCGCAAGTTGGCATAACGCATCGATATCCTGTTTAACACAGTCAACCGATTTCTTTAGTACTTTTGTATTAATACCGCCTCCCCAATCACAAAAGGTGCATCCATAAGGGCACCCACGTGTTGTCTCAAAAATACTTAATATTTTCGTGTTGGGATTATACTGTTTGGCTATGATAATGTATTGTAGAAGTTCAGATAGTTGCTGGGAAAAGGCACTCCAGTCGTAATCAAATGCTGCACGATCGGCGCGGCTAGCTCGTTTAGTACTGTGCGTAACCAAGCGGCTACGACCCTTCGGATAGCAAATATCGGTAACTAAATTCCAATCCATGCTGCCCTGTGCATCTAAGTTATCAAGCACTTCTTGAAAGCATAGTTCCCCATAACTGTCCCCGGGCAAGCTAGCGTCAATCCAGGGATGTTTCTTAAACCACTCCTGATCGTGTTTAAGATATTGATGTGGGCCGCCGGTTATAATCAAACAATGTGGCCAGCGTTGTTTAACCCATTGCGCTATTTCGTGCGCAATGGTATAGTTCCATACATACAAACTTACAGCAAATACATCAGGTTGTGTTTTTTCAAGATATGTTTTTACCGCACTGGTATCATCAGCAAAAATATCAGCAGTGCATGGTGCCCAGTGCCAGTCTTTTAATTTGGCACCATGACGTTGATAATAGGTTTTTGCCTGGGCCCACAATACCGGTAGCCATGCGTCTCCTAAAAATCTCACAGGATTATAGACAACAATGGTACGGTTCGGCATGAAAAATATTTAGCGGCTAAAAAAAGAGACACCGTTTTACGGGTGTCCCACAAAGGATTGCCCCGTTACGGGCAGTGTGATGCTTATGCGTTACGCATGCAAGTACATTCAGCAAGCGACTTCCAGTTGCCCGGGGACACTTTGGTCAAGTCAGCAATCTTCAACGCCATGCGCAAGCTCACTTCACGCAGGCGCATGTGATTGTCAGTCATGAACTCAATAATAGCATCGCCCAGTTCCGGGGTAAAGTCGTAGTCTTGAAACAGGCTACCCCTACGGAAGATCTGCTTGATGCGCAAGATCTTGTCACGCATGGTGTTCAGCGTAAGATCAAGAAAGTGACAACGACTCTGCAACGCTTCCAAGTGGTCTTGCAGTCGCTTGCTCTTGAGGTGATCAAACTTCAAGTTGGTGATAAAGATCACAGAACCTTTGAAGTCAAATTGATCTGGCACTCCCTCGCGACGCAACATGTTGCTGTCAGCGTTCCAATGTATACGACGCTTCTTGCCTGAGTCCAGCGCAGCCTTAAGAATGTTCAGCGCAACATCGTCAAGCAGGATGCTGTCGCAGTCGTCAAACACCAGCACGTTCTTGGCATCACTGTGTTTGTACAGAGTGCAGTACAGGCCAATTGGGGTCATTGCACCCTTGATGACTTCGTACTTGGGTTTGCGATTGCCCACAACGTCAAACAGCCCAGACTTCTCCAACTGATGCTCAACACCGTAGCTCTTGCCCACGCCCGGGGGTCCCACAACGATCATAGCACGGATGTCGCCAGCAATTGCAGCCAGTGTCATCTCGTCTAGCATGTTAAACCGCGTTTCAATACGCGCCATGATCTCGTCATCAGTCTCTTGCGGCACTGCTGCCATGGGAGTCACAGTAATACCAGCAACCGGGGCAGAGGATCCAGTAATCATCACGTCTTCAATTCCGTTCACTTTAATACGCACCACATCAAAATCGGGTCCAAAGTACCCGGCGCTCTTGACCGTAACAAACCCGTTTCCGCGAGCGCCAACAGTAAAATCCTTGACTAGCTCAAACGATGCATTCTGCACCGGGGTATTACGGTATGTACCTTTAATCACTTGAACTTGGGTCATTTCTTGCTCCGTTTTGCTACAGTAAAAACATTATAGCACAAGCTGATTTATTGGTCAACCGAGTCGGTTCCGCAAAGCACCATGATACGCCCTGGATAACGAGCGTCGAACATCATTGCCCCTTCCTGCACGGTGCTAAAGGGCTGGTCAAACTTCTCACTTTTGCCGTCCCAGACCCGGCTAATGCCCCGGCACTTGATGACTTCGTTTTGCACTTCGGTCACCACGCCAATCATGTAGCAGTCGTACTGCCCGGCAAAATCCAGGGCTCGAATAACATCACCAACTTCGGCTACTTGAACTTTGGACTTCAGCATTTCTTGCTCCTAGTTGCTAACTGTATAAAGCTATTATAGCAGAACGGGAATTATTGGTCAACCGACCTCGTCCTCGTTGATCAGCAAGCGATCAGTGGGTTCCGTGCGCCACCGCAACTGGATGGGCCGGTCCAGAATCAGCAGGTGTTCGACTTTGCCCGCACCGTACTTCACTCGGCTAGACTCCACGGTGCCAGTGACCTGTTGCCCTTGGTACATTGCAGTAATCTGCTTGCCTTCTTTGTTCCAGCTCATCGCTTGCTCCTTGTTCCTTACCGTATGCATACATTATAGCACGGGTGCCATTTCTGGTCGACCAAAGGAAAACCCACAGTGACGTGGGTTTGTGATTGGAGTTTAATCGAATTATAGCCAGCCTGGCTCAGTATTAAGAGTAGCCGAAAAATGAAATCCATCGGGTATAGTCCAGTACCATTGTCCCGTAGGGGTTGCGGCCCTTTGCCGAGGCTCATCGTTTACCACTACATTAGTAAACGGATCTTGACAAGTTTCTCCGTCGACGAGTTGAAGGTAATCCATTGCGCCAAAAATTTCTTCACCACCGTCAGTGGTTGCATAGTTATTAACAGTGTTGCTTATCGTTATTTTGCAATCAATCGCAACAATAGTCATAGGTAACTCTCCCATGTAGTCAATGTTATTAGTCCATTGAAATAATGGCAGACTACTTACTCCGTCAGGTGGACCTGTATAAGGCACAGGACCATCATACAGGTCCACACCACCTAATGTCACAATAATCTTTCCATCAGCATTATCAAGGGTGTCATAAACATACCCAAGTTGCTTAAAAGTTCTAATAATAGTCGAGTCTGTTACCATAAAATTCTCCAATATGCTTTATTTAGTCGGTAGTACATTCCAGTAGCCAGATACAACAGAATCTGTTATTTCATGTGGCTTCGGACTGCCGTGAAAAATCATCACACTGGTCTTGGGGTCTAGTACTGTGCCAGTGTCGGGTAGGCGATAGGTACGTGTTTTTATATCAAGCCCGCCATCTTTGATTTGCCAGCGCCAGCTTTGCACAGCGCCACTATCAAAGAATCTACGGTCTTTAAAGTCAACTGCTACATTTAAAAAATCCTGATCACCGTGGAATTGCCGGGCAGTGTCCTGGACATTACGAGTCTGAAAGTTGGCCCAGATACGTTTCCACCTCTCTGTGTCCCAGTACATTATGCTGGAGTTTAGACCGGTCCAGGAGGGTCTCCAGAGGTGTCTAAAATCCCGTACGGCCCAAAAGTGGTGAGGGCTCAGTCCCCAGATCCAATCAATGCTGCCTGTGATCACCACGTCAAGATCCATGTACAACAGATTCCCGGGCACATGAGCTGGATCAAACATCTGCATCTTGTACCACCAGCTCTTTTTTGGTCCACTAATGCCCGGCCAGTTTATTAAGTCGTGCTTGATCATCGGTGCCGGCACCGGTCTCGAAGGTTCAGTAAACACATGGAACTTTACTTCGTGCCGGGTGTTAACTTGCAGCATATTGTACAAGTTTTCAACATACCGCCAGTCATACATGTTTCCGTGTATCACGCAGGCAAAATTCTTTTGGTCAGCATGATTCTTATG